GCGTCCGATTGCTTGTCTTGCTAGTATCCGTAGCAAACAAATAGTTCCGCAGCTCCTTTTGTTCTTCTACCCAAGGTTTACGTTGATTATGGAAGTCATTCCACATCATGTAAATCTGATTCGCCAGAGTATCCGGACGAAGTTGTTCTTTCAATTGGGCCACATTACCGGCCATAAGCTACTCCCATGGTTGTACCAAAGCCGCCGAAGCGTTTGTTGTATGTGTTAGTGAACTCGCTATAGCTGGATTTCTCGCGCACGCGCTCGCGAGGCTTCTGGGCTATTTCTACAATTGAGGCTAGTGTATCCACAATATCATCGTGTGGAGGACGAGCCAACAGCATCTCATCTTCAAGTACAGGTGTGTAACCCCCGCGATAATGCCAGATTGCTTGTTGCTGATACCGGGGTTCTAGCACAGCAGCAATTCTCTCTTCTTTGCTTCCCTGATGCCGGCTGGGCCGGAACTCATCAATCTTCAGGGATACACCTGCTTCTTTGAACTTTTGCTTGAGGTCATTGACAATAATCTGCTGTGCTGTTGTAACCTCTGCCCGGAGTTTCTTGAAACCCCACTTATTGTGCATAGCTACTAGTCTTTCGTAGTAGTCACTGATCTTGTCAGTTTTGAATCGATCTATGTCTAGTACGTATATATCGTTAGCTGCGTCTACTCCAATTACTACGATTGCAGTGAAGTCCGACTTCTTAGACAGACTAAAAGCGAAGTCCACCCCTGCGTAGACACTCAGTCGATTCTCTTTAAAGAACCACTGACCTGACTCTTGTCGAAGATACTTCTGGTCATAATATTGAAATCTAGAACGATCAACCCGGTTAGACTCAGGATCATTGGGGTTATTATAATACTGAGCATAGAATTGAGTTTTATCAGTGTACTCAGCAAAGATACGAGCAAGCACTTTCCGATCAAAGCCGAAACGCTTCCCATCTGGGCGGGATTCACGAGGCCAAGTAAATACGCCATCAATTTCTACCACTTCCTCCATAATTTCCCAGACTGGGACATAATGCGTAATTTCATCTTTGTCGTTGTATACAGCCTCTTCTTGCGACATCCAGATACTGTATTGGTCCGAAGGATGGTAACGAGTACCTGCTGCTTTAATCATGCCTCCAGCGTTTTTAATAGAAGACATCTGGGACATAGCTGCTGCCGTCTTTCTGCGGCCTTCTTCCGTGTATGCGTTGTCTGGCACAACTACGTCATCTGCGATAATTACATCCGCGTGCCATCCAGTAGTGTTCGTAGTCAAGCCAGCAGTACGGATTGTGTTATCTCGCACCATCTCCTTGGCTCGCGTAGGATGGTCTACGTTGATTGCTGTTGTTGACCACTTGCTCCTGCGGCCTTCATCTTGGTCCAGCATTTCCGGCCAATAGCGGCGATACACAGGAGAGTCCACAATGCACTTGATCGCATACAATTGGTCCTCTGCAAGCTGAGCAGTTGCTGAGATATACAGAATAGTTGTATCAGGATTACGAGTTAGCCACCAAGCTGCCCATACTGCCAAGCAATGGGACTTCTGATGCCCCCGTGGCAGCATAATAAGCTGGTTAAGATCGTTTCCTTCTTTCTCTAGGAACCTAAATACGCGCTCATGAATCTCTCCATAAATACGCATTGGGTTCACTAGTTTTGCAAAAGTCAGCAGGTTATTCTCTGCTGCTTCGCGAATCTCTTGTTTACTTGTCAAGACGAGGATCCTGTTTATCGACTTTGGTATCTATCTTACTATTAATCATAGTAAGCATTTCCTTGATATCCCGTATATCTTCTCGGTAGTCTTCTTTCCGCACATAGTGGCCCGTAAGCATCCGCTCTAGCTCTACTATATCATTTTTCATTTTTATAGTAGCATCATAGGCAATACGGACAAACCATCCAAGTAGGAAGATAATGAAGCTAAATGCAGTGTTAAAAAGAACTTGGCCTTCCATATTTACCCCAAAGCTGTCCAGCCTGTATTGTTCACTCCTGACTTTTTTACAAACAAAGTGTCTGTTGCACTATCGTCTATATTAGAGTACAGGCATCCCACTGTTGCAGTTACAACACCTTCAGGGTCTCCACTGCCAGAATACCAAGTCAGCCCGCTGGGAATACCCATAACGGATTTAACTGCGCTTAGAGAAACATTCTCCCATCTCTGATTTCCAGACTTGTAAATAACAAAGTCATTATCTTCTAGAGTACCGAACTCTACGTTCCCGTTAAGTTCGCCAAATGTCTGACCAAATGTAGGTCGAACGAAGATTGCACCATTTTCTCCAGCATCTGTAACAAGAGCTACAAGAACATGAGGATTAGGCGCGTCTGGGTCAAACTTACTCATTTTCCCGATAGAACCGGGCTTATAGTACAATACGGTCCCCACGGACCATGTTTCAGAGACTTCGCTTCCTGTTGTATTGATTCCGCGTACAATACCGAAAGTAGTTACAAAACCAAACCCATTAGGATCAATTGGTTCAGTAGCTACTCCAAGAATATATTTAGCTTGTGCAGGATCAGTAATATTTGCTGGCGCAGCTAGGATTTTCCCACTGGTGCCCACAGCACCAATGGCCATAACGACATCGCCATCGTTAATAGTGCTATCTGCTTTTACATGAAAATAGGTTTCAAGACCTATTTGCATAGTGGCATTGCCACCATCTAATCCTAGATCAAGCGTACCGTCATCGGCGTTCCAAGCAAGTTGGCCCGGAAGCACTTCGTATGCTGCCGAAACATCAAATGCCAAATAGTCATAAATAAATCTGTGATGCACTGATGGCACAACAGAAGCATTATAAAGCTCCGATCTACGGAGTTTCCTGCCTGAATGTGTTCGTTGGTTATTGCTACGGCCTGACAAGTTTCAACCCCAATCTTTCCATATCTGCTGCTACTTCCTCGTGGGCTTTGGCTGCCGCTTTCTTGGATTCCTTAGTCCGTTTATCGTCTTTCTCAACCCATCCACGATCTGCAAGCCACTTGAGAGCTTGAAAGGATTCGCGTTGTTCTGCAATCTGGGTAATTGCTGCTGCTTGGAGTTTAGTGCTCAGAGTATCTTGCCATTCTTTGAGTTCTTCTTTGACACCCCAGCTAACAATGAAGGTTTTCCATTTACGGTAACCATCCTCAAGCCAGCGTTCTGCAAAGGTATATCCCGTAGGGTCATTAGTCCGAAGAAACTCTGACCGCCAGAAATCCTTTTGTTCTCGGCTGCACATCTTGAAGTGATGCGAACCAATAATCTTATTTTCTAGGCTCATACAGAAATATCTCCATCCAAGTACCAGACATCTCCGCCACGATACTTTAAAGTGATCTCTCCAAAGAGACGGCGAGTGCCGAGATAACTAGCAGCGCATCGAACAGTTACGCTAGTATCCGGTTGAACTTTAACTACGCCATTTCCTATTTGGATAATAGAAATCCTTTCTCCTCCGGTCCATCCTGCGGTCCCTGCCGTTGTAAGAAATACAACAGCCGTTATAGAAGTATTAGCAGAAACTTCGACAGTTCTAAAAACATCTCCAGTGCTAAGACTGTGCGTACCAGTCCCATCACGTTGATTTCCCCAGAGAATGCTTTGAGTTGCGCTCAGACTAGTAATAACTGTAGCAGTTCCTAGATTGAGGATATTGAATCCATTCATATCCAAATTATTCTGCATAGTATTGGGCTCTCCCGTAGGATTGTCCCTATACAAAACTTTTGTCTGAAGTTCATTTTCAAGCTGAGAGAAATTACTATTAAGAGTCCCAACACTCTGAAACCCAGCCGCAATATCGCTAAATGTAATCTTAGCCATTTTACCTTCCTCTAATAATCTTGAGTTCGTGCTTTGCCCCTACTTTAATGTTATTGGCAAAGTAATTCGGGAATGTTGCTACATACGTTGTACTATTATTCAGACTCAAGTCTGTTATTGTTACGTCTTTGTATTTAACAGAAAACACTGGAAAAAAGCCTGAAGTTACATCCGTAATAATGTTAATTTTAGAATTACTAAGAACATCGTTTCCTGCATTTACATTAGTAATTTTAGGTTTGTTTGTGTACCAAGGTCCGTTGTTTGCTGGAGTAGTTGTAGATCGTGTTCCTGCAAAAACTCTGTATGTCTCTGCCGCATCTCTTTTTGGTCCCAGAACAACTCTTGTAAATTCTACAAAAGATAAAGAAGCAGCAGTATCTACTCCTGCATAAGTAATTACTGCTGTAAGTGAAGTGCTTGTACTGGTAAATCTAATAGATGCTGTTGCAGACCCATTGGGTTGTCCCATCAACTTTAATCTTTTAACAGTTATGGGAGGACGAGTGGGGTTTACTCCTATAGTAATATTCCCTATCTTATTATAAATAAGATTACCTATTGATAAACCAACAAGAGAAATACTATAGCTAAATGAACCACCTTGCAAATAGAGACTTCCTATTTTTACATGATAATCTGAACTATCCCAAAAAGTTCCTCTAACTAGATTACTGTTAGCAAAAGTAGTATTAAAATAAAAATTAGTATCTGGGAAATGTGTTTCTATAATACCTGATTCCGAAAATTTTATTACAGAAGGTTTATTTATTAAAGAAGAAAATCTATCAATAGTTATTCTATAACAACTTATACTATTTTCTCCAAAATCTAAATTTGCTTGAAGTGTTGTTATACTTTTAGTAGAATCTATTTTTGATTTAATAAATTTTGGTTTTGGTCCCGCAAAATTTAAGTCAAAATTTATTTTAGATTTTACATCAAGAGTTCCGCTTAAAAAATAATTATCAAAAAACCCGAACGAATTTCCTTTAAAAGTATGATTAGCGTTTGTCTTTAAAAATCCAGAAAAATATAAAGAGTTTAAACTCAGGCTAATATACCAACTCATTGGTAAACTTCTTTCTAATGAAGTTATAGAAGGAAATATATTATATGCACCTCCACTATTTAAAGAAATTGTTGCACTTGTATCAAGTCCTGCATCTGTTATTTTAACAATATCTTGTGGGAAAGGTATCCAAGTAGTTGTTACAGTGCCGCCGGTAGCTGATGTAAAAGAGTTAGAATAAAAATCTCCTCCAACAGTATTGTTCCAATACACTGTTTTTTGTGCAGGAAATTTAATATTCCTATTATGTGGTGGAAATGTATCAAACCAACCTATGTTAGAAGCACTAAAAGATACTGATAATTCTCTAAAACCAATTACGTTAATTCTATTAAAAATTACTTGACTAAGAGAAGCAGACTCAATAAAAACTGAAGTTGCAGCATTTGGATTGGTGTTCGTTATATTTTGGCTTCCAGTTAAAATTACTCTATTGAAAGCAGAAGCTGATATAGCTAGTTCCCCAATTTTATAATAAATGTCATTTATATTTTGGTACCATTTTTCAGCAATTAAACGAAGATAAGAAAAAACACCTACATTATGTCTTTTTGTATAAGATAATTTTGGAATGTATCCAATAGCAGTAGAATATGGTTTACTTCTATTTGCACTATATATACCTACAATTCGCGAAGAATTACTAAAAATTGTATTAATAAAATTAATAGATGGAAGAATTGTTTCTTTATTTTGTTCTATATAGCAGAAGATACCGCAACCTGCTCCTGAAATACTAAAAGTAGTATTAGTAAAATCAGGAAGAATATTATTGTAATTTCTACTACTGAGGTAGGAGTCAAATGCCAAATAAATATCATTACCTAGCTCGTCTGCACTAAATTTACTATTCTTAAAAACAAATGCATAAGTAAGACTATTAGTAGGTCCTCCGGTATTTCCTAACTCAACATAACCACTTGTTCCGTTTTTAATCCTAATAGTTTTATTATCTGCATAAAAATACTCACTACTAATCAATTCCCAATAATTTAAGGAAATACTATTACTAATACTTAAATCCGATTTAAGTTTTACACTTTCAAAATAAATATAAAAATTATGTAAAGGTACTACAGAATTATAAGTCGCAGTTCCTTTTGGATCAAATACAAGTTGATAATCTTTACTTAAATAAAGGCTAGAGCCCCCTCTTCCATTAAAATAAACTTTAGGATCAAGTATATTAAGACTTGATAAAAAGACATCTTTAAAAGGAACAACAACTAGAGATAAACTATAAGAAAGATTCTCTACTGTAAGTTTTACAACCTCAGCATTAGTACCTGATATACTAATTTTAAAAGGAGCATTTATATCTGAATCGCCATTGATATAGGCGTTATCCAAATAAGAAGGAACACTGAAGCCTCCAGTACCTCCACTAACATTAGACCATTTAGTAGCGTCTGTCCAACTACCTGTTCCACCAACCCAGTATCTATCTGCCATTATGAAGGCCCATAACGATTAGTAAAGTCTCGCTCAAACCTAGAGATCATCTGAGCAAGTGATCCTTTGTATCCTTGATCTCTCAAGAACTTGAAGACCATCGTATTAGAACTGCCCTTGTATCCCAAAGAGTTCAAGTATTCCTTCAACCTATCCAGTTTAGAGCCCTGTACTCCGGGCTGTTCTTGGAACCATTCAAAGATATTATCGCCAGCCACGATCAGTTGCCCCGCAATGTAGATTTGGAAAGTACCAAACTGTGTTTGGGCTAGTCCAATAAGATTAATAAATTGGTCAAAAGTAAGACTTAGTATTCCTGTTGCAAATCCGGACGCAAGACTGCTTGCATTAACAATGTATACCGTACCAAAGGTAGGCGTACCAAATGCTTCAACTTGCACATAACTGTTTGGATACACATACGCGAGTGTCCCAAACTGGAAGTTGCCAAAAGCCAACCCGGAAGCAAGCCCATTTGAATAAACAAAAAGTCTGGATTTGAGACTTACCGTACCATAACTTGCGCTGCTCTCAAGCCCAACAGGGTTGATATAAGCGCCTGCCCCGATAAAGGGAGTTCCGAATGCGGCGTCAGATCCCTTTCCGTTAGGAAATACAAAGGATCTTTGAGCAATTACAGCCTGTCCAAATGAAGCACTGGTGGGCAATCCATTTGGATAGATTGTATTGCGATTTGTAACTGCAAAAGAACCAAAGGCTAGATCAGAACCTTTGCTGTTAGGATAAACTACAAACTTGGCTGCAAGACTTGCTTGACCAAAGGCAGCATCACTGCCTTTCCCATTCGGGAAGAGTCTTACTTTTGCAGTTAGCGAGGCTTGCCCAAATGCTTGGTCAGACGCTTTGCCATTTGGAGAGATAACAAAGAAACTGCCAACTACTGGAGTACCGAAAGCAGCATCCGTAGCTTTCCCATTAGGAAGGACTGTTACACGAGTAGAGAGACTCGCTTGTCCAAAGGCGGCATCGCTTCCCTTACCAATCGGGTAAATTGCGTTTTTCTGAGACAGAGATGCTGTGCCGAATGCAGCATCGGAACCTTTTCCATTTGGGAAAACTCTGGTTTTAGCTACAAGAGACGCAGTACCAAAAGCTGCGTCAGACTGTTTCCCATTTGGGGAAATAGTGTTGAATTTTGCAATTGCAGGCGTGCCGAAAGCTGCGTCACTTGCTTTGCCTACTGGGAATACAGTAGTTCTACTTCTTAGAGAGGCAGAGCCAAAAGCCGTGTCAGCAGCTTTACCTATTGGATATATAAAAGTCCTAGAACTGATTGAAGCCGTACCGAAGGCTGCATCAGTGCCTTTACCAATAGGCGAAATAGCAATCCTGCTAAGAAGCGAAGCCGTTCCAAAGGCAGAATCCGTAGCCTTTCCTGCGGGATAGACAAAAGTTCTGGCTAAAAGACTTGCTTGTCCAAAAGCCGCGTCTGTTGCTTTACCGTTAGGGAAAATAGTCTGAGCTGCGGATGCTACTTGCAATACATACGTAAGTGTAGTCCCGTATGCGTTAGCAGAATCATCCCAGAAGAAATAAATAAAACTTAGCGAATACGAGTCACTAGGACCGCCATCTATGGTTATGTAACCTGTTGGAGAGATGGTTACAGAATGGCTTGTTGTGACTCCATCTGCCGTAGTGCGCTCGCGATAAACAACAAGATCCCCACTAACTAGCGGAGGACTGTAGTTGTATCCAATGTTGCTGGTTACAGAGATTTCTGGGCTAGCAAGTTCAGTAAACTTGTAGCCAGCGGGTACCGTTGCGGTAACCGTATAAGTCGATGTTACTTGGTTTTGCCAAACAAGAAAACTTTCTGCTTGGTTAAACGTAGAACTAAGAGAACCGTCGAATGCAACAGCACTGACGGTAACTCGACCGGGCTGGATTGTTAAAGAACCAAAGGCTGCATCTGATGCTTTGCCTACTGGCGAAATACCTAATCGTTCAACAAGACTTACAGAACCAAAAGCCTCATCGCTGGCCTTGCCTATTGGAGAGATAGTTTGTGAATAAACAAAACTAGCTAACCCAAAGGCTTCGTCGGAGGCTTTACCAACAGGATTTACAAAAAGGTCTGCAATAAGATTTGCAGTACCGAAGGCTGCATCAGAATCTTTACCCGAAGGCGATACTGTATTTCTTGCTAAAAGACTTGCTGCACCAAATGCAAGATCAGAGGCTACTCCTGCTGCGGATACAGTAGTAGCAGGAATAACCTGCTCTTCTTCTTCAATAGCTACATAGATAGCAGCTACGTCATCTGCTGTACCAGCAGCAAAGCCAACTACGCGATTTCCACTACCTGCTGTAGTTTCTCGGACTACTCGGGCAGCGTAAGCACCATAGTCAATGTCAAAGAGTGTAGTACTATTAGCACCAACACCCGGAGGAGCAGCACCTCCGTAGTAAGCTCCAGCAAATCGAACACCAACCCCAATAGTGCTAAGAGTTCGCTCGTTAAGCGAAGTATTCTCTTGAACAACTATTGTTTGCGGGACAGTAGTACTAAAACTTGCAGATACTGTGAAGCCTACGCCCCACATACCCGCAGTGCCTGTCAATCTGACTACGTTAAAGGCTTGAGTCCCTGTGGGAACTCCTGCACCAAGATACCAAAATTCAGTAACACCGGGCTCAGTCGCTGTATCTCTTGAGATTGCTCTAAGAGATAAATTAACACCCCCGTATCTAACGGCTGTAACAAGTGTTAAGCTGCTAGGTGCATACGTAACAAATAGACCAACACCCCGTGGAGTACTCGTAACAGGGATATGGTTCCAGCTTAGGGTAAGAGTATTACTCGCCCCTGCTGATTGAGTTGTAGGAAACTCTGTTGCAGCATCAAAACCTACAGCCACGCGCTATCCCTTCCTGTAAACGAAGTAATAGCTACGCGACTGCGGCGCATGCAAAGCCCCATAAAAAAAGTTCCCTACTCCGGGGAACCTTTCTTTTTAATGCTTTTAGCTTGACGGCGAAGCTCTTCATGCTCCGCAGTCAAAACTAGTGCATCGGACTCCAGTTTGCGTTTTTTAGCAGTAATCTCAATAAGCTCTTTTTCAATCCGAGCCATGCGACGAACTCGCTTGACCAGCGGATCAAAAATAAAAAGACCCACGATGTCCATGGGTCACCTCACAGCTTAAAGATTTTGTTAGCGCCGTTATCCCAAGAGATAATGATGTCACCGCCGTTAGGAGTAACAGGAAGCTGCGGAGCAGAATCCAGATAAACCATCAGCGTGCTAGAAGCCGACGTGCCTGCTTCGGTATAAACAACCAGAGCAGCAATAGCACTGCCTGCGGCGACAGCCGTCAGAGTGCAGTCAGATGCATCAAATACACCTGCCGTTGCCGTCTTGCTTGCAAGAGCCGCCGAGGTGTGGACTCGGTTAGCTGCTGCAATGTCGTTAATCGACGTATGAGCAGCGTTGAACGTGTAACCCGAAGTTACACCAACTACTTTGATCGTTTCCGTCAGTGGCGTGCGAAGGCCACGCAGAGCTTCCTCTCGGTAGTTGTCGTACATTGCATCGGCCATTGATTACCTCCTATTAGGTTAAGCCGTTTTTTACATAAATCATTTTATGAAAAGCAGTCCAGAATTCGTCCCTGTAATCGCTGTCCTTGTAGTCCAAAAAATACGGACCACCTTCTGTATAATGAACTGCTTTAACTCCCTCTGTTTCTGGATACAGACCTACAAGCCAGTTCCATTCCAACGGAAGTTCGCCAATCTGATCGTCATTGCACCATTTGAATTGATGCAAATCCAATCCATTGGCTCGGTCAATATAACTAGGAGTCAGACGCTCGCATGCCTCATGCGAACAATTGAATAGCATGAGGCTGGACCAGCATTTCTTATCGTATACAGTCTGTTCAGTACCAAGGTACTTCTTGCCTTCCTTAAATACTTCTGAGGAATGCTTGCAGACCTGAACTGCATACTTCGGATCTCTGAGATACCAGAGATTTGCAATATCATCTAGAAATACGAAGTCGCAGTCTACGAATATACCATATCCTTGATACTTTTGCAAGTATGGTACAAGGAACCGAGTAAAAGCAAATTCATTAGATTGCTTAGGATGGCGAGGACGCTGTAGTGGCAGTTGGTTCCGTTTCAGCGGGATGATGTCCACAGGAACAGAAGAATGCTCCATGATGCTGGAAGCACAGGTCCAGAAAGCTCCTGCCTCTACGGGATCGTATCCGATATAAACAGAAATCTTTTCCATTTGTTTCACTTCACGGCCTCCACACGCATATCTCGTTGGGGGATCTTAAACTGTGCCTCTGCTTTTACGATGTTTCGGAACCCTGCTAGTTGGAGTTCATAAGCCAGTGTCTCAGGCGTATACCCCCAGTGATGGCAATGGAATTCATTCCTAAGATCAGGATTACCGTAGAAAGCCCACATACCCATCTGAGGGCTGTCGTTAGTCAGGAAATGCAAAGCAG